CGGCCGACTTCGGAATTGTTTCCGTCTTTGATGGCGTAGGTGACGGTCGCGCCGTCCGTGACGTTAGCGTTGGCAAACGTCAGAAACCCCGTCACCGCCGCCCCAAGCGTGACGGTTCCCGTTCCTGTGGTTGCCGTCACTACGCGCGCTAGGTTGAAAATACGTGCGGTTGCCATCTCAGTTCACCGTTGGCTGATGTTCGGCCTTTTCGGCCATCAGTTTTGCTATTTGCGCTCTGAGATCGTCCACCATCGTCGACAGCTTGATGTTTTCGAGAACCAGCGCGCCAATCTGCTCAGCTAGTTTTTTTTCAACCGCGTTCATGTCTCACCAGATGCCAGAGCCAACAGCCGACACGTTGCGCCACGCTCCACCGACGTACACATACAAAATGAGGTTCGTTGAATCGACCACCATGGGAATGCGCCCGGTGTACGTGGTTGGAACACCGGTCGGGAGCCCCGCGCAACTCGGCAGATAGAGAAACCCGTTCGTTGCGGTGGTGGCGATAGCCGCCGTATTGACGACGACGTTGCCGTTGGCATCAAGGCGCATCCGTTCTGTGCCGCCCGTACTTGCGACCATTGTGTCTGCGGCCGGATGCGCAAATCCTGTGTTCGGATCACCATCGAACGAATAAACGGGAACGCTTGTCGACGTGCTGTCGTCGGCAAGGATGACGCCTTGCATGGTCAGCGTGCCCGATGCCGTCAAGTTGCCGCTCGAATGCGTGAGCGTGAAATTGCCGTTGGCGAAGTTGATGACCGCACCAGAGGCGACAAACAGGTCCGACCATTGCAGCGCGGTTGTGCCGAGCGAGGCACTATCGGTCACAGTTGGCGTAATGCTTGTCGCAACGGTCGGCGTCGTCAGCGCCGCGTTGGTTGTCATTGCGACGTCGCCGGTCCCGCTGATGGCGTACTGACCTAGCGTTCCGGCGTTGTCGAAGAGAATACGTGTCGTGGTTCCGCTGGTGATCGCCGTCGTTCCAACGACCAACGCCGCCGACGACAATGCCGCCCATGTGCCGTCCCCGCGCCAATACGTCGACGCTGACGCTCCCGTGCCGCCATTGAGGTTTGCGACAGGAAGATTGCCTGTCACGCCTGTCGCCAGCGGCAATCCTGTGCAGGCGGTCAGCGTGCCCGACGTAGGGGTGCCGAGGGCGGGCGTGACCAACGTCGGACTGGTGAGCGAGGCTCCGTTGGTCATAACCACCAAGCCGGTGCCTGAAATAGCGTACTCGCCAAGAATGCCGGCGTTGTCGTACAAAATCCGGGTCGTTGTGCCGCCGTTTACAAGTGTCGCGCCGACGGCAAGTGCGAGACCGCCGCCGCTGGATATGAACGTGCCGATTTGCGTCACAGTGAGCTGCTTAGACGTGCCGCCCTGGACGCACTCTAACTGCTCGGCACCCGTCACGCCAACGACAACCGGCAGATTGGGAATGGTGACGTTAGCCATCGGCCGTCGTCTCCGTGATACGGAAGTCGTCGTCTTCGGTAATGCGTAGGTCCAAGGCTTGCGTTGCCCGGTTGTTGGTTTCCTGCGGCGTCATGTTGAGCGGGCGCGGGTTCGGGACCGGGAGCGGGTCGGCGCTCGTGATGATGGGGCGGTCCTGCGGGTTCAGGGGGTCAAGGCAGCGGTCGCAGACAAGTAAGTTCGTGTTGATGACGGCAAAACCGGCGTAGACCTTCTGCCAGTTAAGGTCGGTCAGATTTCGCACTTGAGAGCAGCGGTCGCAAAGCCCTACGGCTTGCGGCGAACTGCTGTCGATCCGTGCGAAATTGTGAACCCTGCGAGCCATTAGGAGTAGTACCCCCGGAATGAAGCGGCGAAGCGGACGGGAACGCCAGAATCACCATCCGTAGCCGACGCAATCGACCAAGCCTTGTCTGCGCGGACCTCCATGGCCTGCGCGCGTTCGGGCGCGTAGATCACTGCCAATCGTGCGGAAAGCCCCCACACGTAGGCGTCAAGCCAGCGATACGGCAGTTCGACGTTGGTCCCGGATTGAAGCGTCACGTCTTGGAACTGCGACAGGCACCGGAGTTTCAGCGTGTAGACCGACGTCTGATCCGGCACGGGCCACATGTAAATCTTCTGGTCCGAGCCTAGCTGCCGGTCGAACCAATAGCTCGTCGGCGGGCTCTGCGTGGCCTTGTTCGCTATGCTGGCGTATTCCGACACGGACATCGGGCCAATCACGCGATCCGTCGTCACGCCGCTGTTGGTGATCGAGATGTAAGCGGTTTGAATATCCGTGATGCGCGCCGGCACCGTGTAACTAATGGTGCCCTGGACAAGCGCAATCGTGTAAAGTTCAGTACACCACGGGAACGGCTGGCGGGACGCCCACTCGGACAGAAGCAAGTTGCTTTCCATCCGGGCGTCTTCAAGGTGCTGTTGTTCCAGCTCCGTCCGGCGCATCCCGCAGCGGGCGTAAGCCTGCAACGAGATTTCACCGGCACCGGGCTGAAACGTGTATGTCCCCGTGGTAGCCATCGTTAGCTGACCGGAAGCTCAATCCAGCACATTTCAAGGCACGACAGCGACGTCAGCGCAGCCGAACCCGTCAGGTAGAAGAACACGCCGGGGGGCACGATCCACTTGCCGTTGATGGCGTCTTCAAGCATCCACTGCGGGGAACCAGTCGTGGCTGCTGTCACTGCCGTCTGAGAGAACCCAGCCATGCCCACGACAGTGCCAGCGGCGGCTATCGTCGTCGTCGCCGCCGAACAGAAGCGGACGCCGGACGCCTTTCCCTGACCGATCAAGCCGTTCGTCGGGGTGACCGCGTTGAACGCCGATATAGGCGCTCCAGTCGCCAACGATGAGCCCGTATTGAGCACCGTATTGTAAAGCACAGTGCCGGCCGCGCCGGTCGTTTCGTCGTAGCCAAGCTTCAGGTTCAGCAGAACCGCATTGATTAGCGATCCGGCCGGGTTCCAAATCCCGAACACGGGTGACGTCGTGTTGCTGACCGGAATAGCAACGCCCGTTGCTCCGGTCGTCGCGTGGAAAATCTGGCCGTTGATACCGTAGCTGATGATTTCGTTCAGATTCATCGTTGATACCCCTGGATGACCTTTAGCTCTAGTGTGCCACCGAGCAAGGCCGCGTTAAGTCGAACCCCTGTGACGGGAAAGTTGATGACGGCGGTTCCCGTTGTCGTGGTCCCTGCCGGAAGCCCTATCGTGTCAAACCACCGCTTGACCTGATCTGGGTTGTTGAGATCGTCCAGCGTGTACTGTACGGCGTAAGTGGCGGAACCCGACGTGATGACCGCGCCAACGGTGATCGTGTTGTTTGCGCCGACGTTGACGCTGATCGGGTCTTTTGCGCCGGGTGTTGTATATTCGCGATAGATAAGCTGACCCATGATGGTTTCCCTCAAGAATGGACGGGGGTCGAAACCCCCGCCACTTGCTCAGCCTACCGTTGTTTCGACACGAAGATGTAGTCGACCGACAAGGACTTGGCCGCCGCTTCACCGTTCCCAATGCCGAAGCTGATCGTCAGGTCTTCGTCATCTGGGAAGTTCGTAAACGTCGACAGAGAGCCTACCCGGACATCGTTGTAGTAGACGTCCAGAATCGGCCCGGCTTGGTTGTCGTCGCCGCTCGGCAAGTAGGCGAAGCCAACCGTAAAGTAGGTGTCGTTCGCCAGTGTTGCCGTCGTAACTGTCGAAGCCGTGTTGTCTTTCTCAGCCCGGAACGTCAGCGTTGTGCTGCCGTCCGGTTTAACGAAAAACAGACCGTCCGTTACATCCATCGGCGTGGTGTCTATGATCTGAAGCCCAATCACAAGATCGGACTGCGTTGCGTCCGAAACCTTCAGCCGGGCTTTGAACCACATGGCCTTGGTCGCTTCCCACCGCCACGTCTCGACAGCGGTCGCGGCGGTATTGCCGGACCACTGCAAGAAGTTGAGATCGGGGGCGGTGGCGGCATTGGTGATGACAAGGATACCGCCATCAAGATTGCCGACCGCCCGCGTTCCGGTTCCGGTTTCCGTGATGATCCACTGCGCCGCAGTGAAATCGTCGAAGTCGTCGAACCACGTGTGATTCTTTGTCGGGTCGGGAGCCGTAAAGCTCCCGAGTGCCGTCGTTCCGTTGACGTTCGTCACGCCGTCAATAAAGTTTGTCGTTGGCATCGCTATGGCCTCCTGTGTGTTGGCTATGAGCGATTAGCTCGACGGGAACGACCCGTAGGCCGCGCGCGGATCAGAATATGCTGGGGTATAGCGTTCGTAGGCTTTGACCAGCAGGTTATCCGTGACGTCGTCAGTCCACATGGACGTTTCGAACTTCACGCGCTCCCACATATCCAACCCTTCCAAATCGGTCTTGATGAACCAGTAGGTATTGGTGGTGAAGTACCTGTTGGCCACGTAATCCGTCAGACCGCCCGGCATGGTGCGGATGGCGTTGACGTCGTTGTTGGCCGTGCCGGGGCGAAGCTCCGACTTGGTCAGTCGCTCGGCGGTCGGAATAAGCTGGATCGGGACCAGCAGTTTTTCCGCGTTCGCCGCCACTTTCAGGCCCGCTTCATCCACAAAGTTTTGCTGGATGTTGAGGCACGCCTGCAACAGCGAGCTTTCATTCAGGTCCAAGTCGGTCGTAAAACGGTTGGCCCAAGTACCGCCGTCGTAGGGATGCGCCGTCGAGAACAGTGCTTGTCCGTCACCGCCAACGTTGGCATCGTAAGTGGTGCCAGTGTTGAAGATGTTGGCCGCCTGGATTTCTTTGAACTGCTTGAAGCTGTTGGCCAACCCCAAGTTGTTCTGGTTGAAATCGCTGGTGTATTGATTATCGTCGATACTTTTGCGCGTTATGGCATATCCCAAGCCAACTTCAAACGTGGTCGCTGAGAAGACAAACCGCTGACCGGACGAGTTATCGAAAGACGTCGCGCCGCCTTCCGTCTTGATCTGTGCCAGACCCAAAAACCGCATCTGCGCCTTGCGTTCCGTCGCAAGAGTCGATTTGCGGACCTTGAAGCCCATCTTGTTCCAGTAGTTTGGCATGTTGTCGTACATGCCGGCGACCTTCCAGAGCCCAGGCTCCAAAAGGTTCTTAATTTGTGCGGTATTAATTGCCATGGTCGGTTGCTCCTATCAGATGCCGGTCGAACCAGCGCCGCTGGTGTTCGCAGCGACAATGGCCCAGTTATAGGCACCAGCATCAGAGCCGGGACCGACGTTGCTTTCGACGCCATACGTTCCGCCAGCGCCGTAAAGGTTGATGAGGCGGAAGGGCAGCGTGGCCGTGGCGGCACCCGTCGAAATGTCGAGGAAAGCGCCAGAGCGACCCGTGATGGTGCTGCCGGTCCCCATCGACAGGTCGAAGTTCAAGCCGATGTTGGCGAATGTAGCCCCGGTCGCGTCCGTCTGAATGATGAAGCGCATCGGCGAGGCAAGGTTGAGCGGCAGAATGAACGCCGTCACGAATTGACCAGAGGCCACGTCAGAGCCCGGCCAATAGTTGTTACGGACGAGTTTGCTCTGGCTCTGCGAAAGGTACTGGCACCCCATGAAGATGCCGACCATCTGCGACGTTGCCGTCGTAGCCGTCCATCGTGACACGAATCCCGTGTCGAGCTGCTGCACGGGATCGCCCGTAAAGATTGCCGATGCGTTATGAGCCACGTTGCGCGTGACAAGCTGGAAGTTCGGCGGCGCACCCGCTCCGCCAATGGGCCGGAGCCCAAAGGGTGCATTATCGTTTGGCATGTGATTTCGGTTTCCAGATTTGTAATCGGTTCCCGGCGCGGGAACGTCATACGCCGAATTTGAGAAAGCCCAGCGCGGACTTTCGGGTCAACCTTCGGGGAATCCCGGCGCGGGACCGAAGGGCACGCCGCCCGGCGCGGGCGGTGGAAACGTGAAAAACGCCACAGTTTCCTATGGCGTTTCTTGTATTGCTATTTGCGGTTTCCCGTCAAGCGGGTTTCTGCAATCAAATGTCGTCTTCGATACCCGTCACCGTGACGCCCTGTTCGTTCACGAAGGACACGTTCTTGTTCGTGATGAGTTTTGTCCGACCTTCGGCGTCACCGATGCCAAGGCCGTGCTGGCGCTTGACGTTGCGGACGGCGTCTTGCGCGGAGCGAAGGGACATTGCCCTTTCTTCTTCGTTCAGCGCGGCCGGGCGTTCCATAAGGATCAGACCGTCACGGATGACCGGACCCGTGGCACCAGCGCCCATGAATATGCCGGGGTGACGTTCGGCCGGCACGGCCCGCCAGCCGTTCTGTGCCAATTCCGCTTCGTACCCTGGATCTGGCTGATTGAAGACTGTGCTGCGCTTCCATTCGTAGACCCAGCCCTTTTCTACAATGCGCGGGTCAATCGCGTACTTGTCGCCCTGGCCGGTGACGCGGCGATAAAGGGGCTGGCCATCACGGTCATAGGCAACGGCACGGTCACGCGGGACGTCGGCGTGCGGGTTCTCACGAAGGGGGGCAGATGCTTTGCGGCTCATTTCGATTATCCACGTTGTTTCTGCATCGCGATTTTGCCGCGTGCGTATTCTTCAAGGGTCATGTCCAACGCTTTGGCCATGTTTTGCTCGGCCGGACTCAACGCTACGCGGGTCTGCTGACGGGGATTGGAGCCCCCGGACGCTGTGCGGCTGACAGGGGCCGCGTAGCTCTGACGGCCGGTCTGACGGCTGTCTGACGGCTGTCTGTAGCCCATCTGTTCTTCAATGAACGCGAAGTAGGCTGGTGTGTCCGGCTGAAGCCCTTGGTACTGCGCCACGGCGTCGAGTTGTATGACGCGGGCCTTCTTGGACGGGTCCAGAAACGCGTCAGGATGCCGTCTGACCCACTGCTTTGACGGCTCGGACAAGGGGGCGATATGCTGCTCTAGGACGGCTCTGGGATCGGCCTGTCTGACGGGCGTCTGACGGTCGGTCTGCTCGGCCTGACGGCGGCGGCGCTCGTGGTCTTCCTCGATCTGACGCCGCCCTTCGTCCATGTGGGCGATGCGCTGATTGAGCTGCGACAGCTCGTCCTGAAGCTCGGCGGCGGCTGCACCGTCGCCAAGTTCGAAAGCTTCCCTGATCCTGGCCTTGACGCGGTCTTTGTCGGCTTCAGCCGCGCGAATGCCGGTGATGATCGTGTCGTAATTGGACACGATCGCATCGCCACGAGCGGCGGTGGCTTGCGCTTCCATCTTGCGTGCATAAGCAATCGCGGCCTCGCGCTCTTGGGCAAGCCGGGTGGCTTCGGCTGCTTGGGCGCGGGCCGTCGAAAGTTGCGCCTTCAGAGTTTCGACGGATTCAACATCCGTCTTGGGCGCGGTTTCTGTTTTTTTTGTTTCGGACGCGACAGCAACGGGTGCCGGCGGTTCTAGCGGCAATTGCGGTTCGGCGTCAAGGCTGTCGTCAATCAGGATTTCGGTTCCCTGATCCGCCTTCTGGTCATTGTCCATGGATTGTCCTATGCGGCTTTGATTTTTGCGGCACGCAACGCACGGGCTATGGCCTTGGAATAGCCATCGGAAGTCATTATGCTTTCTTGCATATAGCCGTTTGGCATGTAGTGTTCAATTCTATACATGACTTCCCCGCCGTTTTCGTATCCGGCTTGTTTGTGGGCCGCACGTAAAGCGCGCTTTATGATCCTGTCTTGGGTGATATAGCCGCCGTCTTTAACACCAGCGCCCGCACCGCCGGGTCCATCGCCGCCGGGGCCATCTCCGCCGCCGCCACCTTGGCCGCCTTGTCCGCCACCTTCGCCGCCGCCGCTCGGACCGCCGCCTGGACCTGATCCAGCGCCATCGCCTCCGCTAGGGTCGCCGCCGCCTGGACCGCCGCTGCCGTCGCCTCCGCCGCCGCCACCTTGGCCGCCCTGACCACCACCTTCGCCACCGCCACTCGGGCCGCCGCCGGGGCCTGAACCGGCGCCATCGCCTCCGGGATCGCCAACACCGCCAATACCGCCAGGCGTTCCGCCATCCGGGTCGCCGTCGCCCGTATCTCCGGGGTCTGCCGATTCTCCCCCAGCAGGTGCGGCACCCGCCGGACCAGAGCTGTTCGCTGAAGCGCCAAACCCAAGCCCGCCAAGACCTAAAGCAGCCGATTGGTCTGAGGCTGGGGCTGCTGTGTCTGCTGCTGGATCTGCTGTGTCGGCCGGGTCGGCTGTGTCTGCTGGGTCTGCCGCCGCCGCTGCTGCTGCTGCTGCCGCCGCCGCCGATGTTGCTGCTGCTGTTGCTTCTGATTCTGCTTCGCCTTCGTCGCCTTCGCCTTCATCAGCGGGGCTGAAAGCCATGTCGGCCGGCTCACTGAACGCGTAGCCAGCGACAGCACTGACGGGGCTGGCGCTCGCCACTGGGGAACTTTCTACATCTGATGGCGGGTCAGAATTTTCCGGTCCATAGCCGTTGTTACCCGGAGCAGGAGACGGAGACGGCGTGCCTGTGTCCGGTCCTGCTGGACTGCCGTCTGGGTTAGCGCCAGCAGACCCGTTGCCGGTTGGACCAGCGGGGCCGTCGCCATCCGGGTCGCCGTCGCCGCCGCTAATGCCGCCTCCGCTAGACCCGTTTCCGCCTGGACCAGCGGGGCCGGCGCCATCCGGGTCGCCGCTGCCTCCGGTCGTTCCACCTCCAGTTCCTCCGCCAGAAGCGCCCCCACCGGAGGTGCCACCACCCTGACCGCCTCCCGTACCGCCGCCACCAGATGAACCGCCCCCGCCGCTCGGTCCTCCCGACCCGCCACCGCCCTGATTGCCACCCGGAGGCGCGACGACGTCGAACAGGTCACCAAACATGGGGTCCATGCTATCAAGGTCGGCCGGGTTGCTACGGCCAGAACTCGGTGCCCCAAAGCCTTGCGTACCGTAACCCAAGCCGCCCTGACTTCCGGGAGCGCCCGGCGCGAACGATCCAATTCCCAGACCGCCCAACCCTATCCCTAGGCCACCACCGGGTCCGCTCATGCTGGAACCGCGACCACCCATGTCGCTATCGTTGGAATCTGACGACTGATTATTGCTGCCTCTGGCGCTACCAGACGTTGAGCCAAACCCAAGACCAGATGCACCAGCGCCGACGCCAGCCGCGCCGCGCCCCGCATTCATACCGCGATCCACAGCTTCCGCAGCAGCGCGCCAACCTGCCCCTTGCCCAGGTGTATTGGACGAAGGTGCCGGTAGCTGTCCGGGCGGTGCATTGTCTCTTGGCGCAAGTCCGCGCCCTGGAACGCCAAAGCCAGTTGTCGTGCTGTTTGGATCTGCGGGGTCAAAATCACCGCCTTTAGCGATTGCCCCCAAAACGGCAGCCAGACCTCTAGCAACCGGATGCGGCACGGCCTGCAAGATGGCGCCAACTATGCCAGCAGTTGCCGGCGCCGCCTGACTAAAGCCGGGGCCGGGCGTGTTTTGCCCTGGCGCATAGCCAATATCTCCCATCGGGTTGCCGAAGCCACCCAATCCAGCTTGAGCCGCAGAAGCGGCAGCAGCCGCGTCTGCAACAGCCTGCCCCAAGCCCTGTGAAGCAAAAGCACCAGCGCCGCGACCGGGGCCAGTGCCGGGACCAGGGTCGTCACTACTAACTTCTCCGGGTGCTGCACCCATCCCAGGTGCGGGAGCGCCCACCGCTGGCGCGCCGCCAACCGGGCCAAGACTGGCAGGGACCGCCGCAGCGTCATCGTCACTAATGTCGCCACTCGGCGCAGGGCTTGAAACGCTCTCGGGTGTGCTTCCAGGCGTCCCCGGCGTTCCAGGTGTGCCGGGATTTCCTAAACTTGGAGTGCCGCTGGTTGGCGTCCCTGCACTCGGCGTGCCTCCGCCGGGACCACTTGGCCCTCGCCCACCACCGAAGCCGCCACCACCGCCACCGCTCGGCGTGCCAGAACCACCGCTTGGTGAAGCGCTACCACCACCGCCACCGCCGTATTCGCCGATGTAACGCGCAGCTTCTGCCGCAGACATTCCAGTCGTGGCCTGGATTTGTTCGATTAGCGCCTGACGCGGATCGTATGGCGTCGGCGTCCAGCGCGGATCATAGTAAGCGCCGTATCTAGTCCGCGGCCGGTTTAAAGCGGCGTCGACTGCGCGCTGTACTGCGTCATGATAACCAGACACATTGTTGCCGTAACGACTAGCCATGTTAGGGCCTCGTTTTGAGGGATTGCGCTATGTTCAGTGGGCTCATTGCTGCGACTGTTGTGAAGTCGCATTGCTGGATCATCGCAACGTCAGTGGCGTGCGTTCATAAACTGCCAAACGATGGAACAGAGGCCGCCGACGTTAAATCTGTCAGCGTTTATAGGAACTACGTGGTGCAGTGGCCCGGCGTGAAACAAAAAGTTATCTTGCCGGAGTGGTGGCGTCCCGGCATGTCGCTGCCGCGCCATAAGACACCAAATGCAATTTTGCAGAAGTATGGGTCGGTAACGATGGAAGATCCCAAAGACGTCGTTGTGTTTCCGTTGAATAATGACCGCGATCCAGGAAACATCGACGCCTTTGGTACTGTGTCACACTAGGTCTATCACCAGATCGCGTCGGGGTCGTCCAGCGTGCCTAGAATGTCGACGTCTCGATAGAGGCGCATGGCCACGCCGTTGATTTCCAAGATTGAACCGTCTTGGGCGCGCGCAAAAACCCAATCGCCTTCGTTGACCTTCATGCCACCAAAGTTGACGTGTTCGTCGTCCTTGAACGCTAACGGACCCATCTTCAAAACCAGCAGCGACTTGCTTTCCCAGACCGAATTCCCCGTGGTCTTGTCTGCAAGGATGATCCCGCCCTTGGTCTTGGCGTCCTTGGGCATTTCGTAGATGGCGCACAGCACGCGGTTCAGCGAAAGGTTCACGCCCGACAAATCACCAATCCGCTCCATCAGGACTTCTTTTGGATCGCGCTCGTGGTGCAGCTTCATCCGACCGCGCGACAGCATCATAAGGCTCATGTGTCAGCTTTCCATCAGTTCCTTGGCGACGTCGTCCATCATCGCTTCAATGTCGTACAACGCTCTAATATAGCCGACCCTTTCGGCGTATTCCATACCGACTACGTCGGCGGACTTGCCATTGCGGAAATATCCAGAGGAAACCTGACCTTTGTGGTCTTCGCGGGTTTCCGCAATGCGCTTTAGGAGTTTCTGGCGGAACGTGGCGTCAAAGGAATGCATCATTGATCCTGCATAGCGTTGGTCACAGCATCAGCTCCGTACATAGACACAGCAGCCGTCATGCCGTACTTGCGGACTATGTCTATGATGTCGTCGCGGAATAGGACGTAGTTGCGGGAACCTCGTCCGGCCGGTCGCGACCCTTGATCCAAGTAGCGCACGCCAGGAATGTTAGCATCGTTCAAAAACTTTGATGCCAGTTGCGGCGACGGATGTCCCTTGTCGTTGAAATGGCCGCCAATGCCCTCGCCTGTCTTTGGGTCACGAGTCAAACGGTCGCCAACCGCGCGCAGGAAAACATCGCCATCCAGATCGGATGGACCTTGCAACGCTTCCCACGCCGATTTTGCCCAACCATGACCAGCTGCGTCCGCTTCGGCTGCTGACTGATCTATCTTTTTGTGTAACGCCACGCGCACCTTGTCACTCTGCTGACTAATCGGCTTGTCCCAGTCTAGGAAGTCTTCAGGGTCAACGTTAATATTGACTTCGTACATACGACCTGACTTCATACCTTGCGCCTTAACAGCTTTAAGTTGTGACAACGCTTCGGCCTCATTAGGACGATTGTTGCCGCGCATGTATTCAAGTGCTTTATCGATATCACCTTCAAACTGGCGCAATCTTCCACGCGCCACAACACCGAGCGCATCTTGTGACAGAGCGTCTCTATATGCTTTTGCCACACTTTCGTTTTCAGCAAAGTACAACCCATGCCCGAATGCTTGCGCCCCTTCTCCCGTCCCGATCTTGCTCATGTCGAAGCGGTCGAAATCGTGCGGGGAACCGTGATAGGCGCGAATACCGGGGCGCGGCGCTTTCGGGCCGGGACCTATAAAGTTCGCTAGGAAGTTTAGTTGCTGACCCTGCGGGGACGCCATTATACGTTCAAACGTGGACGGCTCCCGCGTGTCGTCGGGATAGAGGTAGTCGCGTTCGCTCTGTGGCAGTCCGACGCCCGCGATCATGTTCGGGTTTTGCTTTTGCTTGACGCCGCGAAGGTACTGGCGCACGCGCTCGTCAACCGGGATGGACGGGACCGCTGCCGTGTTCTGGCCTTCGCTATAGGCCACGTTGCCCATCGGATCGACATAGCCGCCCGTTTGGTACTTGGCGGCGCGGAGTGCGCGGCTGACCTTCCGGTTCATCACGCGAACCCCAATCCAAGCTGACCTGTGCCGTTCATGGGCGGCCGACGCCGTGGCGCGCGGCGGGGCAACTGAAGCGAACGAGCCTGTGCCATGCCCATTGGCGTGTTGAGATATGGCGCCATCTGGATCAACTGCTGATCGACAATGGCGTCCGACTGCGGATAGCGCGCCAAGGTGGTGGCAAGGTCAAGCACCGCCTTGGCGCGCTCGGTTTCAAGTTTGTCCGACTGCGTCGCCATGTCGAACTGCTGTTTCTGCGCCTTCAACTGCAATTCCGCGCCCTTGATCTGGGTCTGGGCCATCTTGTTCTGCGCTTCCATCTGAAGCATTTGCTGCATGGGATCGGGCTGCGGCTGCTGCGGCGGGGCGAAGAAGCGATCCGGGTCGTTAAATCCGATTTCTTGCAGCATTTCCCGCGCGACTTCCACCAAGTTGAACAGCATCGGCGCGGCTTGGGCAACTTGATACAATGCCTGCATCTTCGCCATGCGATGCATCTGGCTAGGTACATTCGGGTCGGAATGGGGAACCAGACTGAAGTTTTCCAAGGCCGACAGGAACGACTGAACGTCAAAATACTTTATAGCACGTTTGTTGCTTCGCCACAAAGACTCTGGGTTTTTCTTGAACTCCTCCACCAAAAGTTCAAACTCGCGCTTCTGGGCGGTGTGGAGGTTCTTGTGGACCGCCGACATGACCTTCTGCTGGCCTTCCAGCAAGGCTAATGTCGTGCCTACGGGCGCGTCTTGCTTGCCCTCGCCTACGGGGATGTCCGCCGATCCGGCTAGGCGCTGGCCCGTCTGAACGATGGCGTCGGTGAGCTGCATCAAGCTGCCGTCGATGCCTTTGTACGGCATGGGCATGATCGCATCGCGGATGCTCATCCCGTTCGTTTTGATCGGCACGAATTCACCGGGTCCAGGGCGGAAGTTGTTCTGGGTCTGGCGCGTCCCCTGTTCTGCCATGACGCCGCCAGGGAAGTTTGCGAACATACCCGCGTCGAGCATCATGCGAATGCTGGCGGTCGCCGCTGCGGTCGTGTTGCCCAACATCTGCAACAGACCGATGCTGTAGAAGTCCAGACCGTCGATGAATGAAAATTTGACGATGTTCAACTTGCGACGGTAGTCGGGATCGCCTTCCTGCCAGTTGCGGCGGATTTC